AAAGATATTGGTATGGTTTTAATCTATCTAAAAGAGAAACAGAAACACTGTTTGTTGCATTGTAAATAGTCCCAGTATAACCTAACTTGCAGTAATATGGATTATCCATTCTTCTACGTTGGTTCTCTTTAGGCTGAACATTTACATATATTCTATCTCCAATCTTTATTCCTTCCCAAGCTTCGTTAATCCAAAACTCTTCTACGGTTGCATTTTTATAAACTTGTTTAAATACACTAATCTTAAAAGATTCATCTACTATTTGTTCAACAGGTAAATCATTCTCATCAGTATATTCTAAATGGTATAATTTCTTAAAAGATTTCCACTCTATTCTAACTACACGTATTAACTCTGAATTAAATGCTCCAGCAGTTGTGTTAATTGTTGAGAAATTAGATAAACCAGTATCAACAACACCATTAGTTCTATCTAAACTAAATGTTGGGTTATTATTTACTAAGTTATAACTAGATGTAAATCGTTTAGATATTTCTTCAATCTCACCAACTTGATCAGCAGTTAAGTCTGAACCAAACTCATCAATAATAGATGCTGGTGCTAACATCCTAACCTCAATAACAGCTAATGCGTCATCAATGTATTCTGTATCACCATCTAATATTACTGTAGTGTTTAATGGGTTACAACGTCTAAACAAAACATCATCATTTGCTACACCAGTCCAATAAATTTCTTCACCTGCTATTAAAGCATCTTTCCAACCACGTTTAAATGTTTCTTTAGTGTTTAATGATTTCTTTAAATATTTTAATACCTTATTTGCTTGAGATTCAATTAAATCAGATATATTATGTTTCTCATATTTAATTATTTGCTCAGGAGTTGGAGGAGGATTGTTTGGGTCAATGGTACTAGGATCTATTTCTCCCATTAACCTTTGTTGTAACATCTCTACAATCTTTTTCTTTAATGATTCTTGCTTTCTATTAATATCTAATGGAGTTTCAGAAACAACAATAAAGTTATCTGATCTTTTTGTCTCTTCACCAATCAATAAATTTAAAGAAGGAGAAATAATATCATAGTGTTGTAATGTAGCAGGAAAGTCATTGTCTTTTAATCCAAGTGGATTTGAAACATATTCTAAGTCAGCTTTATTAAACCTTCCGTTGAATAAGTCATAGTTAATCTTCTTATTATAATTAGTGGTTCTATTAGATGCAACAGAACTATAAGACATTCTCTCATAGTAGTTTATTGTATCCTGTTTCCAACTTTCATCCTTTTTACTAAAAGGTAATTTTTGTACTGGTAAAGCCACTTTATTTTATATTAAGTTAGTATTGTGTTCTGTTATGTATATTTTTCTGAAATAGCTTCTTTGAAAAAAAGGAGTCCATCTCAAGTAATGTTTTAGGCATTGAATCTTGTAAGTGTAATTTATGCATTTCTTTAGATTGCAATATACACAACATAAAAGCAATAACCCTGTCCGTATTATTTTGTCTATCATAAGAAATTAATTCTTTTAACAAAGGTACGGATTTTATTGTATGTAAATTTAATATTTTTGTTCCATCTACATCTTCACGCTCTTCATATAACCATTGCTTTAAATAAATTTCACATTGGTCTTTTATTTGCTGTGACATGTGAATGCCATATCCTCTTGTTACTTTAGAATTGCTTACAATGTCTTTAATAATCTGAGGTTGTTCACATAAGTAATGTAAACTGTTCTTCATTTCAAAATAACCTTTAAGGCCTTTTAATTGATTTTCATATAAGCACTTAGCATTATAGTAGATACACATTCTTCTGCATATCTCATAAAAATCATCAGCTCTTTCTGGTCTTCCAGTAAATTCTGCTACAATCTGATCATAAGTTTGAGCATTGCTCATAAACCTTTTATACACAAAAAATGATCCCAAGGATTCACTTGTTTCTGCTTTATCTTGATCATATGGGTCACAACCTGCAATGTATAATCCATAAGGTGGATTAGGAACAGGGTCTTCCCAAAGAACAATACAACCAGTTTTTAATCTATCTTTTGGTAAAGGATAATCTATCACATCTACCAAGTCTGGATTTAACCTTGCTTTAATCTCATTGTTAATATCAAAATATAACTCTACCTTTTTCTTATTCTCTTTAATAGATGAAGTTGTTTCAACCTTACCTAACCATTCATGCATTTCAAAACTAGCAAATATGGTACCAGAGTTTCTTAAAAAAGATTCACTTGGAGTTAATGGATACTGAGTAATAGCATCTTGTAATGCTTTAGGATCATGTCCAGTTTTCTTTGCTTCTCTTAAGTTTAAGATAGAATCTAAAGCTAATGACTCATTTGAGTTACCATCTTCATCTACCATTGGTGTGTTTTTAAAAGAACCTAACCTACCTTTTGTTGCTGGTATAAACCAACCACATAAAGCTTGTTCTTTTCCTTCCTCCCAAACATTACTAAACTCTAATAGATTGTATTGTTTAGGGTTATTAAACATATAAGCAAAATCTGCAGTACCACCTTCCATATCTCCACCTGTACCAAATATAATTGGAATACCAATCATATTCTCTCCATCTTTCCAACAAGGTTCTGTCATGCCATAAGCTTCCTTTAAGTTTATTAAAGTACCAGCTTCTTCAAATACAAAAACACTTGTAGTTAATCCTACAGATGCAAATGGGTTGTCTTTAAAAGTTAATTTTGTAACCTCAGACATATATCCTTTCCAAACCTTAACACCATCTACATGAGATTCAAATCTAGCCTTTACATGATCTTTAGTATCTGGACTTCTTTGCTTTCTCCATTCAGTATTAGCATTTAAAAAGTTTAAATTATCAAGAACCATATTCATAGTGGTAGTTGATAACCTATCTAAATAAGCTCCTATAACACATTTAGAATCCCTGTAAAAATTATACTCATGTGCAACTAGTGCGGCATTCTTATAACTAAATCCAGTTCTTCTAGGTTTAGAAAATATCAATCCTTTTTTCTTAATCCTACAAACATCTATTAAATGAAAGTAGTCATAATCAATATCTAGGAATCTAGGAAACATCATTTTTTTTCTTCCAGTTTCAATATCTTCAGCTTTAATCTGAATGTAGTTTAAATAGAAATAATGAATGCCTGTTACTCTAATGCCTACTGAATTTGTAAATCCATGTCTGCATCTAAAATCTTCCTCTTCCCAAAACTCTTTATACTGACTAGTACCTTTAGGTAAATCTGTATACATCTTGTGCTTATTAAAGTAGATTGCTCTTTCTCTAAATTCACTAGTAAGTTCAAACTTATCTACTTGAGGTACATGCTGTGTATTAGATCCCATTCTTATTGTTCAAATAAACTTGTTTCAGCAGTTCCTTTTCTAACTGTAGTCTCTTTCTCATCACGCTTAACCTTTTCTTCTAAGACGTCAAGAGAACTAATGCTGTCTCCTAAAACTTTACCTGCATCTAAGATAGACTTGGCTGTTTTAATCTTTAACTCCATCTCTTCTATTTGAGTAAAATCTATGGAATCAAAAAATATTTTTATTTGATATAAAACTCTTCTATAAGACTCTAGGAGACTCATAGAAATTGTTTTATTTGGATTTGACAATGTTTCTGTTACTTTTACTTCCTCTATTTGTTTCTTAGCCATTATATTATTAATTTAGTTGTATCACCAGCTAAATGTTCTGGGACTAGTATGTTTACTCTCTGAGTCTTGTTGTACCATTCTGAAAAGAATTGCATAGCTTCCTCAAGTCCTTCAATCCTAGATCTTAACTCTTTATTTACACGTTCTAACTCTAACAGAGCTGAACCTATTTTAAAGTTACCATCTATTGTAAATTTTTCTATAATGTTTTTTTCTTCTAAGCTTTTATCTAACTTTACTTTCATTTCCCCTTTTTTATACTTTGTTTACTTTTAAACTTATCAGCAAATCCTAATACAGGTATTGATTTATTTAATATAACGTCTTTTAAGTCTTCATAAGATTTATTAACCTTATAACAGATGTTGTTTTCATATATCAAAGAATACTTCTTAACATGCTTGTTTGTTTTTTCATTAACAAACTCTTCTACCTGTATATTATCTAAATCAAAAAGCTTCTTAATAGTATTGCTGTTTTTAGTCTTGCCATTTAAAACAACGTTACTGATTATTTCTAATTCATATAACCTCATCTTACCATTTACCTAGAGGACATAAAGAATCAGGTGATTTTGTTTTAGCTACTAGTGGACAACCACAACCAGGATAAATTTGTCCTTCAATCCTCAGTTCACCATTATACTTAAATGTTTTAACTGCTGATTCAGAAACTAATTTAGAACAGGTATTATTAACTTTAACAAAACAACCATTACAGATGTTCATCCTATGATTAGCTAAATCTTTAACTTCATCATTATTAGTTATGTGATTCTTCCACCCCTGGAATATCTCTTTTGTTTTTTTTATGAACTCTCCCATCTTTTAGTGCTATTAAAAATGTTGTTGGTTTAAACTTTCCTAATCCTTTAAAGTACACTTGCCTTAAATCTTTATTCTGAATTGAAGTCTGTAATACTTTAAACTGAGAATCAATTATCTTCTCTAGCTCAAACTTAGTTACCCCATGCTTGAGTTTCATCTCTGATAATATATCTTCAATTAGCTGATTCATTAAATCTAATTGTCTTAAGTTCTATATTATCCTTTGTATAAGTAATCTTAAACTTAAAATTCTTATGTCTTGTCTGGTAATACTTTAAACCATTAAACAGTTTGTTTAGAAACTCTTCAAAGTTTTTTATATTACTTATCTTATAATTAGTTACTGTCATTTAGCTTGAATTCAAAACTAACCTTACGGTCTTTAATTATATTTAAAATAATTGGATTTATGTAGTACACCCTATTTAACTCTGGGTGGTCTAATAACATTCCTTTGTTTCTCAACCGCTTAATGTAGTTATTAGTCATGAACTTATCTTTATTAAGTACCTTCCTAATATGTTCCCTAGAATCTATATTAACCTCTAGCATATTGTTATTTAACATTGTGCAAAGGATATCTAATTCTAATGATGATAGATTTAAATTAAAATTCAAAACCATCAATATTGCCTTATAATAATCTTTTTTACTAACTGGTATGTTGTATTCCATAATGCTTATATATTCACATTACAAATATAACAATAATTATTATATTACACAAACTTATTATATAATATGGATTATTATCTATTTACTACCATCCTGTAAATGCATGTCTGTACTATTGTCTATTTTCCTATAGCCCTCAGACCATAATGTTTTAGTCAGTACAACACTTAACCTTACAATCTCTTCCTCTGATAAGTTAGGAAGCAATATATGAAGTGACTCATGAGCCAGTATCTCCAAATGCTTCTTACCCTTTAACCTAGTGTCAAGTTCTATTAAGTTGTTACCACAATGGGCAACACCCCAGATATTCTCCCTGCCTAGTTTAGAGTATTTAACTTTTATCTTGGAATTCTTCATTTTAGAGTGTATTTATTATAGCTAACACATTAACTTAAAGGACATGACTTTCCCCTTCTAAGATTGACTTAATATTACTACTAAGCGTTTTTAACCTTTGTAATTATAATAGATTAGTTTTTAGCCCTAGTTATTTCTAACTATCTGGTTGCTTTATCCTGTTAATGCAGGGGGATACTTCTTACCCATTGAACCAGTTATCTATCTTTCTCACTTTAAAGGTCCTTTGCTGGGATATTGGGGACAACTTCAGTTTTATTTAAACCTATTAACCCAACTTCTAACCTCCTATTTACATTTCTGCCTTCAGAGGTGGTGTAGATAAAACTACTCCCATAATATAAATATAACTGTTTATTTCCATATATGCAAATAAATGTTACTTTATTTTGTTTAATTGTTTGAAAAATCATCTATACCCATAATTAGCTGATAGTATAACGTCCACTTCTCATAACTAATCATCTCCTGGTTCAACTGCTCCATCTTCTCTGGATCTGCATGGTCATTATATCTCTTACGCTTTACCCCCTCCTTTAAATAGACAACCCTCTTACCATCCAAATTCATGTAACCCCTAACCTCATCTTCATTAAAATGTTTACTCTTCTCAAAAAAACTTCTGTGTTCATATTCATCATTACTCATGATGCAAATCTACACATTATTTTAATACAAACAATAAACTAACTAATATATCCCCCTTATTAGTCTATAGCCAAATATAATTTTTTGTAAATTTTTTTGTAGATTTTTTTAGACACCCCTCCTAAAAATTTTTTATGTGGATGTTCAGGTGAGGCACCCCCAATCAATCACCCCTACTAAACTTTGTGCAAAAGTCATACCAATTTGCATATAAAACCTATTTAAAATGAATAATTTAATCGTTGGAGAACGTAAACTCAAAATTACTCGTACTACTGAGCATACTGATACAGTAATAATGGCTAGTAGTTATGTTACTGACAAGCTATCACTTAGTGGTATTATGTTTAAGTTAAAGAACTTACCTTACCCTATTAGAATGATAACTAAGGACCCTGCATTTTTGTATGTTGGTTGCAAGGTTAAATTCACAGGTACTATGCAGAAGTACAAAGATGCTGATTATTTCAGAGCTAATGATATTGAGATAGTTGAGCAATCTCCTATTTCTAAGCTAGCAACATCAGGAGTGTCCTACAGCGGTGCTCTTTAGATTGTTGGATTGGCTACTTCGTAGCGTTAAAGGGGGTAATTCCCTTTTAACTCTTTGAAGTTAATTAGAATTATGCTGGTAAGTTATAATTAAGTTAAACATATCTTATCAGTTATTAGTAATAATAATGTGGATAGTCTGTATCATATGGGTATAGAGATGTGTTTAACTTAAATATAAAAATAAATGTTAATGGATTATATTATTCAACCTCTGTTTTTGTATTTATCTTACTGAATAGCTTGGTAGTGTTGGGTTTGGGGGGATAC